GAATTAATTAAACAAGGACATTTATCACAACTAGATATACAGTGTCTTGTACTAAAACATCCACCACAAAAATTTGAAGTATACAATGATGAAATCGAATATTTAATTACACACGAACAAAGAAATAAATTTATAAAAAATCTTGCATTGGATTTAAAAGGTAATACTCTTATACTATACAGTCGGGTTGAAGCACATGGTGCAGTATTATATGATATAATAAATAATAATAAGAAAGGCAATCAAAAAGTCTTTTTTGTTCATGGTGGTGTTGATGCTGAAAGCAGAGAAGAAATTCGTGAAATTACAGAGAATGAAAAAAATGCGATTATCGTGGCCTCCTACGGAACTTTCTCTACTGGTATCAATATTCGTAATCTTCATAATATCATTTTCGCTTCTCCCTCCAAGTCGCGTATACGAAATCTCCAATCAATCGGGAGAGTGCTTAGAAAAGGAGCGAACAAAGTAAAAGCAATTTTATATGATATTGCAGATGATTGCACACATAACTCAAGGAAAAACTATACACTTAATCATTTCATTGAAAGAATTAAGATCTATAATGAAGAAAATTTTAATTATGAAATAATTTCAATACAACTAAAGAGGTAACATGGAAGACGATTTTTACGCAACACTTAAATTTAAAAATGGCGAAGAGATATTTGCAAAGATTGCTGCTTCGGAAGAAAATAATCGCACTATGTTAGTTGTTCATCATCCTATTCTTGTACAGGAGATTAAGTCAAAAAATGGTCTAATAGGTTATAAAGTTGAACCGTGGTTAAAAACAACTAAAGAGGATATGTTTATTATTAATATGGATAATATTCTTACATTGTCAGAATCATCTGATATGAACATGATTTTAATGCATCAAAACTTTGTTAAAGATTGTGACTCTACAATCGAAGAGTGTGAAGACGGAGAATATGAATTAAGTCGAGAGATGGGATATTTGGGAACAGTCAGTGATAATAAAAAAGTATTAGAAAAATTATTTAAGTTAGATAGTCCTGAGAATAAGTCTAGCTAATTCCCTTAAACCTCCACAAAGGTAATTGTAATAGAATTTTGATAACTTGTCAAGTGATAATATAAATGTTATAATATCTACATACTAATGATAAACAATCATGCCTGTAGGCCCCCGAATGACGAAAAGAAAAAGGTCGGAACATTACGTTAACAATAAAGAGTTTCTTGCTGCTTTAATTAGATATCGTGAAGATATAGAAATAGCAAAGATACAGGATAAACCAAAACCAGTTATCCCAAGATATATTGGAGATTGTTTTTTAAAGATTGCAAATCACTTATCATTTAAACCAAATTTTGTTAATTATATGTTTAAGGAGGATATGATCTCCGATGGAATCGAAAATTGCGTTCAATACATACATAACTTTGATCCTGAGAAATCCAAAAATCCTTTTGCTTACTTTACGCAGATTATACATTATGCATTTCTCCGCAGAATACAAAGAGAAAAAAGACAATTAGAAATTAAAAATAAAATCATTGAAAGATCTGGATTCAGTGAAGTGTTTGATGATAACAACACCATTGACGGATCTAATTTCTCCGACTATAATCAAATCAAAGACGCTATACATTCTAAAACACGTAATTAATGAAAGTAATTTCTGTTGTACATAACGCAGATATTCTTGTGGATACTTATCAATTTCATGACTCTTTGAAAAAAGAAGTGATTAGATTGTTGGGTGAGGGAGCACCTTGTATACCACAGAAAGATAGTAATGTTAAAGCAACTTTACATACAATCTGGGATTGGGAACCAAATAATATTAAATTTAGAAATGTAAAAGCATATATTAGAGAGGAAATAGAAAGACATTATAAGCCTGGTGCGATGTCTGGAGATCCAAATAGAGTGTGGTTAAAGTCTACTAATTTTTGGGCAAACGCATATCAGAGAGGTGATTATGGAACAGTTCATAATCATAAACCTAATGATTTTAGTTTTGCTTATTTTTTAAAGTCTGCAGACGATCATGCTGCTTTTGTGTTCAGTGATAGTGGATATAAAATAATTCCAAAAGAAGGCACCTTTGTTGCTTTCCCTGCATATTTAAATCATCATGTTGAAGAGCATAAAGTAGATGATAAAAGAATAACCTTATCAGGAAATTTTAAAATAGATCAATGAAGATAGCAATTATAACAGATCAACACTTCGGGTGTCGTAAAAATTCAGAACTATTCCATGATTACTTCTTGAAATTTTATAATGATATTTTCTTTCCTACTATAGAAGAGGAAGGCATCAAAACTATTATTGACATGGGAGATACCTTTGATAGTCGTAAAGGCATTGACTTCGCTGCTCTTGCATGGTCAAAGGATAATTACTATGACCGTCTTGCAAAAATGGGATGTCAAGTTCACACGATAGTTGGTAATCATACTGCATATTATAAGAATACAAATGATATCAATGCTGTTGATTTATTATTAAGAGAATATGATAATGTAAAAGTATATTCAGATCCTACAGAAATACAGATAGACAACTTAGGAGTTCTTCTTGTTCCTTGGATATGTAAAGAGAATAAAAATGAAACTTTTGATAAGATTAAAAAATCAGAAAGTAAAGTTTGTATGGGTCATTTGGAATTAAATGGTTTTCGTGTGAATCAACAGATTACAATGGATCATGGTATAGACAGTGGTATCTTTAATAAATTTGAAAGAGTTTTTTCTGGACACTATCATACTAAATCGGACAATGGAAATATATTCTACCTTGGAAACCCATATGAAATATACTGGACAGATATAGAAGATGTAAGAGGATTTAATATATTTGATACTGAAACTTTAATTCATACACCAGTTATTAATCCATATAGAATATTCTATAGAGTTTACTATGATGATAATGATCATCAAACATTTGATACTAGAGAATATAAGGATAAGATTGTAAAAGTTGTTGTTCGTAAAAAAACTAGTACAAAAAAATTTGAAAAGTTTATTGATAAATTATATGCTTCAAATGTGGCAGAATTAAAGGTTGTAGAAAATTTTGACTTTGCTGGTTGGTATGATAGAGAAGATTCAACTGCTTTTGAATCTGAGGATACAATGTCAATTCTTAATAGGTATGTTGAGGAAGCAGAAATAAGTCTTGATAAATCGATTCTTAAGAAAATGTTAGATGAGGTTTACAGAGAGGCATGTGAGATGATATAATGTATATTCTTACTGTCCTTGGAAAAGAAGAAAAGGGAGCTTACTCTGTAGATAATTCACATGGAGAACGTGTGCTTTACATATTTGAGGAAGAGGACGATGCTATTCGCTATTCATTAATGTTGGAGAGTGGAGGAGCACCTAAAATGCATGTTATGGAGGTTGAAGATGATGTTATGTTAAAGACGTGTGACATTCATCATTACAAATACTCTATAATTTCACATAATGATGTGGTAATACCACCAAAAGACACTCATGATTTTGTTTGAAAAAATTCGTTGGAAGAATATTCTCTCAACGGGTAATCATTTTATTGAAGTAAATTTAGCTGATACTGCCACCACACTAATAATTGGTGCAAATGGTTCGGGTAAGAGTACGGTTCTTGATGCCCTAACTTTTTCTTTATTCGGTAAACCGTTTCGTAAGATTAATAAATTACAATTATTAAATTCTACTAATGAAAAAGATGGTAGAGTAGAGGTAGAGTTTTCTATTAATGAAACTCAATGGAAAGTAATAAGAGGAATTAAACCTAATATATTTGAGATTCATAGAAACGGTAATGTTCTTGATCAATTTTCTGCTGCTAATGATCAACAGAAATGGTTAGAGCAAAATGTTATAAAAATGAACTATAAGTCTTTTACTCAGATTGTCATCTTAGGATCGAGTTCTTTTATACCCTTCATGCAACTCAGTTCAAATCATAGAAGAGAAGTTATAGAAGATTTGTTAGACATTAAAATATTCTCCTCAATGAGCAATCTAATTAAAGAAAAAATTAGAACAGTAAAAGAAGAGTTAAAGGTTTTACAACTCAAAAAAGAATCTTTAAATGATAAATTAAAGATGCAGGAAAATTTTATAGAGGAATTGGAGAATCGAAGTCATAGAAATATAGATGAAAGAAAAGTAAAAATAGATACTCTTTTAAATGAGTCTGATAATTATCTTAAAGAAAATGTGTTGACACAAAAACAAGTGGATACTCTAACAAAAGATCAAGAACAAGTAACAGGTGCTACTGAAAAACTTCGTGACCTTGGAGGGTTGAAAGGTAAGATTTCTAATAAGGTATCTACTATTACTAAAGAGCATAAGTTCTTTACAGACAACACTGTATGTCCTACTTGCACTCAACCAATTAAGGAAGAGTTCAGAATAAATAAAATCAACGATGCTCAAACTAAGGCAAAAGAGTTGCAATCTGGTTATAAAAAACTAGAAGAGGCAATTAAAAACGAAGAACAGCGAGAGCATCACTTCACTCAATTATCTAAGGAGATTACTAAACTAACACATGGCATTTCTAAAAACAATACTAAAATTTCTGGCTGTCAACGACAGATCCGAGATCTTGAATCAGAAGTTCAAACTATTACCGAACAACTTGCGAATAGAAATACTGAACATGAGAAGTTAGCAACCTTCAAAGAAAACCTAAAAAC